CCCCGATATTTGTCGGGAACATCAGATTGTTCAATCGTATCGCCTAGCTTTTGCTCAACGGCATCAATCTCACTGTGCATCTCGTCTTCGTTGTCAATCAACATACTGTTTCCTTTTCCTGCCCAATGGGTTCTAGGAGTAAATACATGAACTCGATACTAAGTATTTATGAGTTCTCTTTGCGCTCTGCTGCCAATTTTTCACGATGTATGCGGTCAAACTTATTAGCCGCACCAGGGAAACTCCCTGACCATCCCTCCAATTTGATAGCTGGAGCGCTTATTACACGATGAGCTTCCTCACCGCAGTCGCATTGGACATTGACTGCCTCATAATCAGCCAGTTTCTCAATGCGGTGTCCACTTTCGCAGACATAATCATAAATTCTCTTCATAAGCCTTCTCGCTGACCTCTTTCAAGGTTTTCAGCCAAACCAGAATAGATAATTCGCCTTTTTTAAATTGTAGGCTTTTTTCATCCTGTATTACAGAGATATTATTAAGAGCGTTAATCATATTGTCAACATCTTCCATAAGATCAGCCCATCCTTGGGTACTCATGGTAGAAAAACGCTCTTCATAGTAGCGTTGTAATTCAGTATTCATGCGTCAGTCGCACCTTCAAACTCAGGCTTTTGCTTGATGATTTGATACAGAGCTGCTCGGTCAGCACCTGCTACATATTCATCACCTGAAATCTGAACCTTACCAGCAGACATAGGTTGTGCGCCAGCATCTCGTGCGGCTTTGCTTGCATAACCATAGAAAGTCACTTCTGTGCCTTTGCCTTTAAAGTCTTCTTGGACTGCCCCGATGTGCCAATATTCCGCTGGAATCATGTAGTCAGTTTGAATAGATTTGATGAGTGCCATGTTTATATCCTGTAAGAAACAAATGTGTTAGTTGCTGTTTTTCTGCATCTAAACCGACCTGATGTACCCACGGCAACAGTTGCAGACCCAACAATTGTATGAGCCGTTCCCGCTACCATGGTCACATCACCTACCGCAGAACCTAAATTGATGATTGAATAATCAAAACTTGTATTGACTGCACTTGTGCCGCCTGATACACCCGCATCAGATAATGTTCCTGTTGGCAAAGTCAATGATACTGCCGTTGCTGATGTAGATGTAATGATTTGAGTCAGCAAGTTAGCAATAGTCAACGTTCCCGTAGCAGTAACTGCTGTTGGAGTCTGTTGGTTCATCAGAACAATGCCAAGACCTTTGGGAAATATTGCTACATTAGGGTTTGCATCAGAGCCTTGTGAACTAATTGTAGGTGCGCCAGTAGTAGCCGCCCCCGTTACTTGTACATAGTTAACAGCAGAGGCTGTGTGGGCTACATTAAATTGCTGTTGCCCATAACTATTTGTATAAAAACCAATAGAACCAGTATTTTTACTACTTAATAAATAATTTATAGAAGCACTTGTTCCGGCAACATAAGATTTAGGGTTTGTTCCAGAATCACCTTGATGAACAACAAAGTTAACAGCAGAACTTGAGCTGTCGTTAACTCTCATTTGTTCTCCACCAGCCGTATAAAACGAAATGGCAGAACCAACAGATTTGACAGTAGGAATAGACCCCACAGTCGCATAAGCAGCCGCACCACTACCACCGCCGCCAGAGAAACTTACTGTTGGTTGTTCTACATAGCCTGAACCTGCGTTGGTGATGGTGAAAGTGCTATTAATACCCCAACCAAGTGTAAAAGTTGCGGATGTTCCTGTGCCGCCCGTTACTGATACTGGGTTTGTTGGAGCAACAGTATATGTACCTCCACTTGTCATTGTGATTGCGGTGATAACACCGCCACTAACAGCAGAAACAGTTGCGGTTGCAGCCGCCGTAAAAGTACCGCCTGAAAAAGTTAAAACATCATTTAATGTGTATCCCGTACCACCCGAAGAAACGGCAGATGTTGCAACACCAATTGTGCAAGTTGCTGTAGCCTGAACGCCGCCAGCAGTTGTTGGGGCCGAAATAGCAGGTGTTGGTGCACTTGTATAAGAGCCACCCGGAGAAGTCCTCGTAATAGCAGTAACAGTACCACCATTAGAGATATTCACCCCTGAACTACCAGCGGCTAGGTCTATTGCTCCTGTTCCTTTTGGTTGGAATACTTGGGAGATGTTGGTGTCTGAGCCTAATGCCTGAAATTGAACACCTTTGGTAGTAGCACCACCAGTTGCTTGCCAATAGTTAGCAGAACTTTTACCAAACTGTGATGTGCTGTTAGCAGTAAGCGTAGTAAACGTACCAGCCGCAGAAGTTGTGCCTCCTATGACTGTGTTGTCAATAGTGCCACCAGTAATTGCTACATTATTGGCGTTCTGAGTCGCCATTGTGCCATAAGTGGCAATTGTGGCTTGTAGAGAGGCAATAGCGTTTAAAGTTGTCTGTGAGTCACCACCAGAACCACTTTGGATACTGTGAGTAACTTTATGGATGTTTTCTGCAACATCAACAGGAACTACCTCACCAACATTGATCTCTCTGCCATCAGAAAGAGTAATTACCAAGCTACCATCAAAGTCAATCTTGGCATCTTGAACGCTAATTCCGTCTTTTCCGTCTAAACCATCTTTGCCATCACGGCCAGGCAAACCATCTTTTCCTTGAGCGCCATCTTGACCACGATCTCCTTGCTCACCTTTTGGCCCTTGGATACCTTGATCGCCTTTTTCAGGGATTTCTTTAAGTTTTGCCTCTACTTTGGCTTCAATATTTCTTAAAGCCTCAACAATAAGTTCAACATTGTCGTTAATTGCTTGCTCTTCTTGGGCTTGCATAGCCTCAACAGTAGCTTGCATTTCGGTAATGGCAGCCAACTTCTCATCAAAAGAAGCATCTGGCGCTTCGATGCTTAGAATTAACTCTTTGATGTTAGCCATTCTTCAAACCATCCGTAAGTTTAGAAAGAAAGTCTTGTTTAACTTTAGACTGAGCATTTAGCTTATCAGCCATCTGTAACTCAACAATTTTAGACTTATTCTTAATGTCAGCCTCTTTGAGCATCAGATCAGCAATCTTAACCCTCTTATCAAACTCTTTAGAAGCTAAATCAGCATCATTTGGTAGATTCTTAGTCGTTGCAGCCATGTTCTTAGCCTGTAGCTCGATAGGCATTAACTGAGCCTCTGTCATCAATTTAGTTGCTTCAGCACGATTTTGCTCTGCTTGTGTCGTATTAACAGCAATCTGAGCTTGAGCCGCTTGCATAGCCAACTGAGCTTGTGCTTGTTGCATCTGTTGTGCTTGTGGGTCAGGTTGACTCATCTTCTCCAAGGTATCCATCAACTCATAGCGGTTAGACAATGAGCTGTTATTGACGATTCCTTTAAGGATCAATGGCAAAACAGGCGTATTGGGGCCAAGGGTCTGCAACAGAGAGATGAACTGTTGTTGTTCATATTCACGAGCAATAATTCCAAGCGTAGCCGTAGGAACAAAGTTCATGTCTACAGCAGGATAACGCTCTGGGTCAAACTGCATATAACGGAAAGCAGACTTCTTGATGAACGGAACTAAGAAGTCCTCTTGGAAGTTTGTCAATGTACGTTTGTACTTCTTGATAATAGAAGCCACAGCCATAGACATACCGCCACCATCACGAGCAGCTTGAGACACCATTCCCTGTGAATCAAGCGTACCAGTCGCTTGTAATAGCATTCTCTCAAAAGCCTGAGCTGTAGATAGATTGTTTCCATCTGTTACACCGAACTTGAATGGATACAGAATCTCCTGTGGAGAACCATTTGTCAGGATTGCCTTGCCTGGCTTCACCTCAAACTTAGCACCACGAGGCAAACGAGTTGCATCCATCGCAATCATTGGGCTTGTTGTGAGAGCCAATGAATCCAAGTGACTACGGATTTGAGCATCCATAGCCTTTTGCATATTGTAGGCTTTCTCTACAGTACCACGACCCAACAGTCGATTAGGAACTGTGTCATCCTGATAAGAGATGATAGGTCTGTCCTTCATCATGTAAGGACTTTCCTCTGCCTTCAATAGAAGGCTCTCATTTCCAATAACAACAATAGCTTCTACCAAGTCTGTGTAGTCTTCGGCTGCGCTATCTTCAGGAAATAATTCTTCTACAGGCTCATTAACCTTAGTCAGATACTCTCTAGGAACTAAACCATAGTAGGTCAACAGACGAACTTTTTGGTCTTTGAACTGAGTAGTCTCTTGAGTAGGCTCTAAATCGTCATCAGCAGAGTCAACGCCAATATCTACCTTACGATACAGACCAGACTCGATACCCTGAACGACCTTGTGGATAGAGACAAACTTCTCAATAGCCACACCCATACAGTCATCAATGGTTGTTCCATTGGGGTCGAATAAGAAGTTCTTTGGGTTAACAGGTACTAACTTAACAGAAATGCGATCTTTTTCTAGAACACCGATAGCAGCTTGTCCTACTTGACCAGGGATTGCCTGAGTAGAAGGAACATATTCTTTCTCTGTTTTAACAATGATCTCGCCAATGCCAGTACCATAAATCTCTGCCATCAACTCAATTTGGTCAATAGATTTGCGGACTTTGTCTTTCTTGAAGTCTTCCATCAACTGAGCCTTGATGAGACTCACATCAATGTC